TCGGTCGACGCGAAGCTGCGCACGGTTTCCACTCGCTCGTTCAGCTGGCGCATTTCCTCGTCGTGGGCGCGCTTCTTTTCCGCAGCCAGGGCCCCTACCCAATCCATCTTGATCTTTTGGGCATTGGCCTCCAGCTTCTGGCGTTCGTTGATCTCCTGCTGTTCGCGCTGGCCTCGCTTGGTTTCGGCCTTCTCGCGGTTGCGCAGGTGTTCGGCGTCTGGTTCATTTTCGTAAGCAAGCCCGCTTCGCAGCGTGATTGATCCGTCCGCATTCGTCTCGATGTTTTTTTGCGATTCGAGTCGGTGCGCCTCCATCCGCTTGGCATTGGCGGCGCGGCGCCGCTCCGCTTCCTTGTCGTCCTTCTCCTTTTTCTCGTCGGCCTTTTTTCGCTCGGCGGCTTCCTTGGCCGCGGCCTCGTCCTTCTGAGCGTTGACGGCTGAAATCGCGTACGCTCGAGCGTCGTCGCTCGCCTTGATGCGGGCCATCTCGGCTTCGACATCCTTCTCGCCGCCGGTGTCCCCGTACAGGAGCTGCGAGAAAAACGAGCCCTTCCCAAGGCTTGCCTGGGCACGCTCGCGAAGGCTGTTCGACTCTTCCGCGTTCTCGTTTCTTCTGGCAACCGCGTCGATGAATTTCGAGAGGGCCGACGTTGCGCCCTTGATGACGTCGGTATTTGCCAAGCTCGCCATGAACCGGGTCCACGCGTCACCGATGTTGTCGATGTTGTTTGCAATGGTCTCGCCTGCCGGAGGCAAGGCCGCGGCCATGTCGCCAATATCCATCCAGAAGTCCTTGGAGGTTTTCCCCATGCCTTCCAGCTGCTTGTTGATCCTGTCGGAATCGATCGATCCAAACTTTTCCTGGATCATCGCGCCCATGTTGGGGATGGCTTCCATCACCGGCCTGAGGTCGGTCATGTCGACTTTGGATTTGCTGATCGACTGCGTGATCTGGTACATCACCCGCGAGAAGGCTTCGGCGCCGCCGCCCATAGACGCGTTGCCACGGGCAATGCCTTCGATCAGATCAAAGGTGTCCTTGGCCGAAACATGCAGCGCGCGCAATGACGCCATGGCCTGGGATGCCTGCGAGAACCCGAGGCCCGGCAGCTTGGCCAGCTCCTGGAGGTTCTTCAAGTCCTTGTCGGCCACCAGCGAGGAGCCTTCGGTCGACGTGAGGCGCACGCGGACGCTGTCGTACTCCTTCGCGGCTTCCACAACGGCCATCATGCCGCGTCCAAGCGTCTGCGCCGCCTGGCTGACCAGGTAGTACTTGGACGCCAACTCTTGCCATTGCTGCGAGAAGCTTTGCACATGCTCGGGCTTCATTTCGCCCGTGAGCGCCTTGATCTCATCTCGCAGCTGCTTGGATTCCCTGATTGCCTTTTGGGTTGCCGGGTTGTCCAGGGCTTCCTTGCGCAGGACCAGCGCGTCCCGCTGCTCCAGGATCGACTTGCGGACCTCCTGGATTTCGGCATTCCATGCTCGTTCAGCCGAACCCATGCGGCCAGCCGAAGCCGCAGCGCGCGCGATCATCTCGTCGTGCGCTGGCGTTACGTCGTCCTGGAACTTCGCCCGGTAGAGTAGATCTCGTTCAGCCATTCCCAAACCCTCCAAGCGACGGCGGTTCCATTCCGGCAGCGGTCGCCGCGCTGACCGCCCCGTCCATGATCATGAGGCCTTCCGATGCCTTGAGCAGGTTTGCCCCTGGCACCGGTAGACCGAGCTTGAGGCGCCGGTACAAGATCCAGATGGCGTCCACCTCCGGAAGGACGAAGCGCGTCGGGTCGTCGAACCGGTCGCGCTCGTCATTCCACGGAGGCGTCCACCGCTGTCGGGCTGGCCTGCCCTGGCTGTCGTAGACAGGCGCACGGATCAGACCTGTTGCAAGTCCGGCGCGGACTCGAAAGACTCGAACTCCACGTCGCTCCACGCGTTGTTCGAACGAATATCCCAAAACAAGTCGCACTTGTCCTCGGCGGGCAGGTACTTGCCGCTTTCCTCCCACGACACGAACGGCTTGACGAAGCCTTCCCACCCACGCACCGCGTCGGCAAGGACTTCCTGGATCAGCTCGGAGTCGAAGGAAGCAAAGCCGCGGGCGGCATTCTCGTCTTTGGCCCTGCGCTCGATCTCCTTGACCTCCAACGCCTTGCGTTTTTCGGGGATCGCCTTGGCCTTGACCGCCTCGATCTCGCGGGCCGTCTCCCGGTTCGCCATGTCCAAGCGGTTGCGGTAAGTCGCGTTGGCCAGTTCCAGGCGCAAGGATACGTCAGAGGACAGTGGGCCGACCACAACGACAGGCGAGCCCGTCGCGGCCACCTTGCGGCCCCGCAGCGGCGCCACGTAGTCGCGCTGGATGATGATGTCGCGTTCCTTGTCGTCCTTGATGTCCTTGATGGACTCCCACACGCGATTCCAGACCTTGTCGATGGTCGCTTGGCGGAATTTCGCGGGAGTCCACTTGTACGTGACGGTGGGGTCGATGCCGTACAGGGTCGGCGCCGATGGGATGCTTGGTTGCTCGATGGAAGACATTGCCGGTCTCCTTTGCCGGTGAGGTGAAACAAAAAGCGCGTGCGGTGTACCGGAAACCGGCAAAGTACGGCAGAGGCCGCACACGCAACCGCCGAAGCGGTCTTAGGTGAACGCCAGGGTGAACGCGTCGGAAGCCGACGAAGTTTCCGTGCGGTGGCAACCGACCGTCGCTTCGTATCCTTGGGCCGCGCCGAACTTCTTGGTGGTCACCGACGAGAACTGTGCACTCGAACTGGTAGACAGCGTGAAGATCGACCCGGCAGTGGTGCCGAGCGTGACCGAGTTGGCGAACCGGGTGCCCACGGCGTAGCGGTTCAGGGTGTCCAAGAGAGACTTGGCCCTGGTGCGGTATCCAATCTTCACGGTAGCATCGCCACCGGTTGGGAGGGCGTACAGCAAGCCGTTGGCGTTGAGAACAGACGTTGCCATCTCCGCTTTCTGCCCACGGTTGAACTCCAGGCTGTCGCACTCTTCCAGGAACAGGCCGGTGGGCGTGCCCTGGAACTCGCCGAACTTGGGCGAGGAGGCGGTTTCGGCAGGGTAGGTCAGAGCCCCGACCGGCGTGGTCGTTGCGCCGCCCGAAAGCTGGAAGGCTCCGGTGAAGTCGTAGGACACGAAGAGAGGCGCTTGGATCTTGTCGCCTTTGATCGTGAGGCTTCCGCCGCATCCCGACGCCACGTAGCGCAGCGCTGTGGTGCCGTCGTTGGACAGGACTTCGAAGCCGATGGTCAAGGACGGGGCGCCGTAGATGCTCGACGCGTAGGTGACCGAGGTGGACGCAACGATGGTTTCGGAGAGCCAGCACGCCTTCCACAGCGGCCCGAACTTGGGCGCGGTGCCCGCGGCGGATGCGCCAAACAGGCGGTGCGAGAACTTGGCCGACACCGACACCTGGCCGGTCACGCTGGCGATGGACTGATCCGAGGGGCCGTCGGGCTGGCGCTGCACCATTTCGGGCTTGACTTCCATGGAGACGTCGTGCGCCTGGAACAGGACGTTGGCAGATGCGAACAACGTCGCGTCGGCGATGGCGGTGCCAGGAGTGGATTCCACGGCGGCGTAGATGGTCGCGGTCTTCGCGTAGAAAATGAGTGGGTTTGGCATGTCAGGGCTCCTTCTCGGCGGTGGGTTCGGTGGGTTCGGCCTCGCCGATCAGGCGCTGCAATTCCGCCTTGAGGTCAGCCGGTTTCAGGGACAACAGCGGACGAAGCGCCGAAGCGGGCCAGCGGGTGCCCTGGGCTTCGATGAAGTCGAGTTTCGGGAGGTCAGGCATGGTCGGCCCTCATGGTTGGGTGTTTATCCAGAACACTTCTTGCGTCGAGTCCTGGGCAATATGCTGGTATCTGGCCATTCCACGAACGTGGGCGCCGATGAGCATGCCCGTCTCGGTGGGGAACACGTCGTAGTTCTTCTCGGTCACGTCGGTGCACAAGGCATTATTCCCTTGCGAGATGTCTTTGTAGGCTACTCGGGTGAGGTCGGCAATCATGAGCGCGGCCTGGGCCGTGGGTTCCATGTTGTCCAGGAGAGGAGCAAGCGCCCCGATCCCAAACGGGAGGTCGTAGACGCGAAGATTGGTGGTCGATTCGTTCTCGTTGTACCGCTCGTCTTCGATCCAAACCACGCCGACCGGCCACTGGCCATTGACCGCACGCGTTGAAATGTCGAACTTGCCGCGCACGACCTGCGCCTGCGACCATGTGAAGAAGTAGCCGGTATCGGGTGAGCCCGCGGCCAAGGTGTTTTCCAAGTTCTGCGCGATTCGCAGATTCACGGGCGCCACGTAGGTCACGGACCCGGAAACAGTGGTCACGCCGTTGGAGATCTGGACCGCGACCGCTTCCTGGGTGAAGTCGTACTTTCCCGCAGTCACGCGTACCGGCCACTTGGCGCGGATCTCGGTGTCGGACACCACAACGAAGCCCGTCGCGGCCTTGCCGTCCACGGTGCAGCCGGTGTATCCGGTGAATCCGGTGCCGGTGATCACCAGCGTTCCCGAGGCAATCGGAGAGATTCGGGCGGGCGTGATGGTGGTGATTGCGGTCATGCGGCGGAGCCCACGATCTTATCCAGCCCTTGCTCAAGGCTGGGCAGCATGGAGTTCCACAGGTCACCAGCGCCAAGGCGGGCGTCGACGTGAATCTTCTTCTTGAGGATGAACAGCGGGACGATCTTTTCGCCACCTGCGAAAACGTGCCCTTTGTAGCCCATTGCGCCAGGCAAGGCCATGCCCGCGGCCTTCTGTGTCTTGGTGATGGTCTTGCCGAAGAACACGCCTTTGGCGAAGAAGCCGCCGCGCTCGATGGCTTCACGCGGAGAGATGCGGGCCACGCCTGCCGGGGTCTGGTTTTCCTTGGTCGGGACCCAAAGGAACTTCCCATTCACCGGCACGATGTCCGCGCCATGCTCCTGCACCCATCCATATCCGCTGCGTCCTTCCTGGGATGCTGCAGGCCCCGACAACCAGTTGACGGTCTCGATGTTGTTGCCGGATGCGGTGGTCTGGACGTTCCAGCCGTTGGCCAGGTGGCCGGATCGGCGGAACACACCAGGGCGCCCGGACATGCGCTCGATCTTGAGGCGAGCATCGAAGGTGTTGCCGTGGCCCTGGAACAGCGCAAACGCGCCTTCCTTGATGGCAGCGGGGTCGATCCGCTTCGGCGGCGTGTATTCATAGGCGAGGGTCGACATCAGTAGCCCACCCCGTAGTACTGGAAGTTGTTGCAAGCATCGACCAGGGTCTGCAGGACTTCGTACCCGTTCTTGTAGACGGTGGCACCGCCTGCGCTGGTGGTCGAGTGCTTGCCAGCGCTGCGTCGGCGTTCATAGGCGTAGTTCACCTGGCGGATAACTTCTGCTTCCAGGCTTGCGTAGTTGTTGACGATCGACTCTTCGACAACGCCGTCAAGCGTGACCGTGTTCCCGCTTCCGCATTGGATCACGTCGCCCGTGTTGAAGGTGCCGATGGTCGGAATGAACGTGATGGTGTTTGCGGTCAGGTCGACCGATACCACCTTGATCTCGAGCCCACTGGTCTGCTCGTAGGTGCCTGCGTTGATCGTGCCGGTCTTGGCTGCGATCTTGTACATCGTCTCAGACGTGTGGTAGGCGTAGCCGCCGATCAGGGTGGCGCGGTACGGCTTGACCGGGGGCGGATACTGGACCGGATAGGGAACGACGAGGTGGATCCGCTTCTGGTCGGGGTCGATCGTGTAGTCCGTGCCCGCGTTCATGAGCGTGATTCCGACGTTGTCGGCAAACACGCCCAGCGGATCATACTCCAGCTTCGTGATGGAACGGATCGGCACGTGTTGCGGCCACAGAATCGTTCCGTAGGTCGGGGAGAGCAGCTCCTGGAAAGTGTCGACCTGGAGCGAGACGTTGATCAGTCTTTCCACCATCTGAGAGGCCGCGGCAATTTCGCGGGCGTATTCGGCCCGCATTTGCCGCGAGTAGTTGTTGATGTCGAACGAAGCGTTTCCGCTCTGGTTCAGCTCAACAGTCTGCAAGCACCTCTCAAGGGTGGTTAGAAGCATCTTCGCCCCGCTCCGGTCGTCGTCTTAGTTCGACAGCGCGAGGAAGTCGGTGCCGTTGACCGTGGTTCCCTGCGGCTGTTCCCGAGCCTGCGAAGGCAGGTAGGACGCGGCAATGGTGGCGCTGTTCGCGCTGGTCGTGGCCACCAGCTTGAGGTACCGGCAGTTGACCGAGTTCGAGGCCTGCAGCAACGCCTGAGCCTTCGAGCGACCGATCGACAACGGCACCGCGGTCAAGCCTGCAGCGAACTGCGCGGCGGTGATCGTGATGGTCGCGCCGGTCAGATCGTAGTATGTGGAGTTGTCGGCGGAGCCCTGGAGCTTGACAGCCAGCGTTCCGGAGGTGCCGAGCGTTCCAGCGGTGACCAGGAACGCGGCTTCCTCGGCGGGTTCCACCGTTTCGAGGTCGACGGCGCTGGAGGTGGTGGCGCCGGCAGACGCGACGGTCTGAGGGGCGATGATGTTGACGCACTTGCTGTGCGCGATGGCAAAGTTTTGCGAGTTCACGGACATTTGATGTCTCCTTGCAAGGATGAAAAGGGGAGAAGGGGCGCGGATTACGCCCCTTCAATGTTGGATCAGGTCAAGGTGGTCAAGGCGTCCACACCGACGAAGATTTCGGCGGTCTGGCGGGCCAGCATGTCCCAGTTGACGTCGATGGCCAGGGCCAACATGTTCCGCTCGAAAGCGGACTTGCCACCGACCACGGCTTCGGCGCTGACCTTGAACTGAGGACCGCCCCAGGTGAAGGCCTGGACCTGGTCCATTTGGCCGAACCAGACGTGCGAGCAGGTGCCCGAGGACGAACCCACGGTCAAGCCCTTGGTCACGTCGGTCAGGCGGAAGAAGGAGCGATCGGACCCGAGGGCTTTCTTCAGGTTCTCGTCCGAGGCCAAGGTGCCTTCGGGAATGAGACTGAACGTGCCGTTCGAGTTGATGATCGAGTTCTTCATGTTCCGGATGACCTGCGGCTGCGCGATGACTGAGAAGCCATCGATGCGGCCATTGGCCTCGGCGATCAGGTCTTCCATCAGGTTGGCGTCGGTGTAGTTCAACACCTTGCCCGCGGAGCCTGCGGAGGTCGCGCCCGAGTTTCCGAAGTAGATCTTCGACACACCGGCGTTGCCGTAGAGTCCGGCCACTTCGGCTTCGGCGCCCTTGCCGTACAGCATCTGCCGCTGCATTTCGCGGTGGACGGCGTACAGCAGTTCTTGGACGGCGATCTGCTCGTACTCGGCGGCGGAGAAAATCAACCGGCGAGAGATCAGGGTTGCATTGCCGATGCGGTGCGGGGTGATCTGCTTGAGGCCCCATTCGAGGCCGGTCTGCACGAGCTGGCCCGATTCGTCGACGCCCGTCGCGGTGGCGAGGGACTTCTGGACGGGGATCGTGAACACGCCCGAGCCCGCGGGGAGTTCGGTGAGCTTGGCGCCGGCATCGAACAAGACGCGCTCGTTGGGGCGCAGCTTCTTGATGTAGTCGCCGATCAGGCCATGGGGCACAAACACGCCGCCCGCGTCGTCCTGCGAGGCGAGGCCGATGGTCGACGCCTTCTGCAGCATGTGTTCGGCCAGTTCGGCTTCCATGCCGGTATAGCCGTACTTGGCGAGGGAGTGCTGGCTTTTGCGGTTCAGGCGACCCATGTCGGTGTCGACGTACTTGGTCGTTTCGAGTTCGCGGGCGACCATGCCCTTGAGCAAGGCACCGAACGCGAGCTTGCGATCTTCTTCGGGGTTGCCGGTGATGGTTTCGTTGAGGAGCCCCTTCTTCTCGGCGCTGGCCTTGATGTCGGCTTGTAGGGCCTCGAAGGATTTGGTCAGGGCCGCAAGCTGTTCGCCCATGCCGGGGACGGCCTTGAGCTGTTCGGAGGCTGCGGAGTAGTCCTTGGTCAACTGCTCCAGCGTCTTCTTGGTTTCTTCGTCCATTGTGGATCTCCTAGTTCTTGAGTTCAGGGTGGTTTGATTTGACCGCGGCCACCAACTGCTGGAGTTGCAGGGCGGACTTGTCGCATTTGTCCGTATCGACCACGACGGCGTCGTCCTGGGTCGGCGGGAGGTCTTCCGGTTCTTCCGGCTCGGGCATCAGGCCCGCGATGATCGCGACGGCCTCGCCGAGGTATTCGAGGGCGCGTTGCAGGTCTTCGGCGGTGGCGTGCACCACGTCGCCGGACTTCACGCCCATGCGCTTGATGGCGCGGCCCTGGTCGGCAAGCTGGGCTTGCATGCCCTCGAACATCGCCTTGAGTTCGGGGGACAGCGCGGCCACGATCGGCGCGGGCGCCGGATCGGCAGGCGGAGGAGGTGGCGGAGGTTCGGGCGGGTTTGCGGCCTTGATGGTGTAAAGAGCGGCCTTCGCCAGGATCCCGAACTCGCCTTCCATCTCGGCGACGGCGGAAACCATTCCGGAGGACATCGAGCCTTCCGAAACGGACTTGGCCACCCGTGCCACGATGGCGTGGGAGTTCATCGGGATGCCGACGAACGACACCTCCAGAAGCTTCGACTTTTCCCACACGCGCCGCACATCGGGGCCGTATGCGGCTTCATCCGCCTTGGTCGCCCAATGGTACTTGGTGGGGATCGCACCGATCGAGACCCCCTTGGCAAGGCCCGCCTGATACAAGCCCATGACGAACTCAGCCAGGCCGGAGCGATCCAGCTCGGGAGGCAGGAAGAACCCGTCGACGATGGCGCACTTCTGGTTCGTGTCGACGTACGCCTGCAGGCCGCGTGCCACGGTGCCTTCCAGGGTCTGCTTGTGGTCGGCAAACAGAGCGGGGTTTTCCAGCCAGGTCGAGAAGTCCCAACCGTCGCATTTCACCACGTCGCCAATCCCGTCCACGTCTTCGGTGGAAGCGATCATACGAAAGAACCTGGACGCGGCCACCTCGGGCGCGATCTTCTCGGTGTCGATTCCGCGGGCTTCCATCAACGCCTTGATGGCAGCGACGTCGAGCCCGACATCCGCGGCCTTGGTGATGATCATCGCGCCGGTCTTCTTGACTTGGTTCATCGCTTCTCCTGTGCGGCCACGGCCACGCAACGGCAGTTGATCACGTCTTCCGCGCTCCCGTTCGGGTCATGCGGCCAGCGAAGCGCCGAGCCTTCGAACGCCACGCCGAGGTCGGTCGTTTTCCCATTGAGGACCAGATGCGAGTCGCGGACATGCGTGTCGCCTGCGGAAACCCACTGGATGCGCTTGACGCCGTTCGCGGCCATGATGCCTTGGCGGTAACCCGACAGCACGCCGGACAACTCGGTCCTGGCGATGGTGGTCGTCCTACTGAACGCATCCTGGAACACGTGGTCGACGCCGTCGCGCAAGGCCTTGGCGATCTGCGACGCGCTGGCGTTGGCTTCGGTCTGGAGGATCTTGGACAGGGTCGTCTTGACGTCGCGGCGCACCGTCTCGGAAATCTGAATCGCATCGGCCAGGCGATCCATTGCAGGAGCGCGGCGGAAGTCGAGCGGCTTGGACATCCACCCGCCAATGTCGCCGAGTTCGGCTTCCATCTGCGTTTGCGATGCGATGCCCACATCCAGGAAGGTCGCCAGCCAGGAGCCACGCAGCTCAGCCGACAGCGCGTCACCGTCGGGCAGGAACGCGTCGAGGTCGCCAGGGCCGGGGATCTTCGGATCGGCGGCCTTGAGGTTGATCTGGATCGACCGGTCGGTGAGTTCGCGGGCATCCTTCGCCAGGTGGCGCCCGGTGTTCAGGAACGTGACCAGCTTCTTGACGGTCTCGCCCTTGGCATGGCGGAAGGCTTTCTCGGTCGCGGCCTTGTGGGCGGCTTCGAAAGGATCGACGCACCGGGCAAAGATCCGTTCAGCAAGGGCGCGGCGCTTTTCCTCGGCGCGGCCCTGGATGCGCTTGATCTCGGACTGCACGAAGCGGACGACCTCGAAGCCCTTGCGGTCAGCAACGGGGAGAGCCTTCTTCGGTTTCGCTCCGGCGGTGGATTGCTCTTGACGCACGCTGTCGGCGGCAGGCTTCTTGCCCTCGTCGGTCGGTGCGGCCACGGGCTTGTCGTTCGCGGGTGCAGGAGCAACCACAGGCGCCGGGGGAAGGATCTGAACAATCGTCGAAGCCATGGTAGGCTTCTCGGATTCGGAGTTCGCAACGAAGGGGATCCCGGCAAACTTGTAGGCTTCGCGGGGGGTGTCGCCAGTCTCAAGGCGAAGACGGACAAGGCCCATCCGGTCGGCGGCAACGTCGCGGAACGCCGAGAGGGACCACTGGTCCAAATCCAAACGGACGGGAAGGTCGTAGAACTCGAAGAACTGCCGATTCCACGTCTCCTCAAAGGACATGAAGTTCGGCTCAACAGTGTCCACCAGGAAGTTCGCCCGGATAGTCGCCACGTTGGCCTTGTTGGCGTTGTCCATGTTGCCGGTCAACATGAACTCGGGAACGCCGAACGGAGCCCCCACATGGCGGGCCAGGTCGCGGCTGTGGTCCTGGTTGGAGATCTCGGTCAGCTTGAGTGGATCGACCGGCTGAACCTTCCATTCCATGCCATCGCCAGACAGGAGCATCAAGCGGCCAGCGTTCACCACGCCGCCGTAATTGGCCATCATCTCGCCTTGGAGGCGAGCGCGGTTGTCTTCCTTGACGGTCTTCCCAGCCATGACGATCACGCCGGGCCGGTTGTCGTTGGTCAAAAGGGCTTGCTGGTAACGCTGGGTCTGGAGCAAGACTTCTTGAGCCAGGTGAGCGAACCCGGCCTGCGACACGTAGTTGTTGCGCAGGGTCGGGTCGAAGTTGCGGTACACCACGGCCTGCGTGTCGTAGACGGTCAGGCCAAGGGTGTCGTTGCGCCAGGAGTCGCCGCGGTAGAAGTCGTTCTGGTCATACGAAGGTTTCCCACCAACGCAGCGACGGAACCCGCCGATGGGGAACAGGAGAAGGGAGATCGGGAACCGGTCGGTCGGCTTGCCGTCGGCACCGAGCTTGACCGCGATCCAGCCGCCGTACAACATGCGGTAGGTTTCGCACGCGTAGCGCATGGTCGACCAGTCCATCTGCAGGTTCGGGCGCTTGAACAGCGAGGCGACCTTGTCGAGCGAAGGCAGGTCCACGAACTTCGGCTCGTCGGTGTCTTCGGTGCCTGCAGCAATCCAGCGGGTCCGGGCTCGCTTGACGTAGCTCGACAGGAGGTCGATGGCGCGCCAGGTCAGGGCGCCAGTGTAGGAGCCACCACCGGCACCAGGCCAGAACCGCGGCTGCGCGTTGAACATCGGATCGGTGTTCGGGGTGAATGGGGCGCCGCCCGCCTTGGATTCCAGGGGGAACGCGATTTGAACGCCAGCTTGCGCCACGTCCGTCGCCTTCTTGGAGGCTTTAGGCGGCAACCTTGCGCTCGGTGCGTGCGGGCTTGGTCTCGAAGTATTCCGGGAACACGTTCACGACGTTGGAGCGAAGCGCCCGCAGCGCGTAGGAGATCACGAGATCGGGCGTCACCGCCGTGCTGGGTCGAGCCTTCTGGATGCCCGCCACCATTTCGGTGAGCAGGGCTTCGGTTTCGGGACTGATCTTCACGGCCATAGAAATCCCCCTTGGCAGAATATAGAACCAAAACCTAGAAAAAGCTGAACGACATCTCGCCCGCGCCGTACTGCGACAGGTAGCCGTACAGCTCGGTACACGCGTCGATCATGTCGTCGTGCTTGCCGCGTGGAGCAACCCGCATCTGGTCGAGGAGCTTTTGATTCCATGGCCCACGGAGGAGCCGCACGCGGCCCGCCGCGATCCAGTTCGACAGCGGAATCCAGGTGGCTTCCTTCTTTTGTGTCGGTCGCCAGTCGCCCACCGATCGACCAAGGCACATCGAGACGGCTTCGTCGGCGGTCCTGGATCCTCCACCAGGGTCGCGGGGAATCCGGTAGTGGACGTCGCGGTTGTCGAGCTGCAGGCACGCGGCCACCTCGGTCAAGGGGTTGCGGACCTGGGCGTCGGTGACCTCCAGGATGTACAGCACGTTCTCGAGGTCGGTCGCGTTGCGGTCGATCACGCCGAACGCCGAGGCGGTGTAGTCGCCGCGGTCCTCGGAATAGGCGAAGTCCCAAGCGCGAGCCCGGATCAGGTCATCCGTGACGGTCGGCGGCAGGTAGTCAACGATCTGGATCTTGTCGACGTCGAACACGCCACCCTTACTCGGTACGGGCCGTTGCTGGTGCTGCCCGGAGTAGCCCACGGCGCCAAGAATCATCCGCTGGGACTCCACCGCCGTCCGGTCGTCGCGCTCGGCAAAGAACAACTCCCCCTCGTCGGTGCGCGGGTCCAGGGGGTGCGCTTCCGGGTCGTTGCGCTCGAACTCCTGCCGGATGCAGATCCGCGACCAGGCCGGCGCGTCGTGCTCCATGATCCAGCCAGTCAGATCCTTCATGTGCGTGCGCTGCTGGATCAGGCACCGAATCCCGGTGCGCATAGACTTCAAGCGGTTCTGGAATCGGTACCGGTAGGAGTCGGTCACGGCGTCGAGCTTGACGTCGCTGGTGTCCTTGGTGTCGTTCGGGTCGTCGAAGAACACCGCATGCACGCGCTTGCCGGTCCCCTTGGATCCGATGGTCGTGGCCTGGCGTTCGCCGCCCTTGGTGTTCTTGAACCAGCCTTTCGAGTCCTGGTCGCTGGCAAGCTTCCACGGCAACCCAAACGCCCGGTACCATTCCGAGTTCAGGAGCCCGCGGCACTTCATCGAGTCGCGCATCGACACGTCTTCGGCACCCGAGACGAACAGCGTCGTCCACTCCGGCCACCACAGCCACACCCACGCCGGGAGCATCACCGCCACGAACGACGACTTGCCCGACCCAGGCGGCACGTTGATCACCAGGTTGCGCTTGGGTGCCTTGCCGCGCACCAGGGCTTCCAGCTCGGCGCAGAAGATTTCCATGTGCCAATTCCAGATGAGCGGCGTGTCGCCCTCGCCGGGGATGTGCTCCCATGCTTGGCGGCAAAACTCCCGGAACGATCGGCGGGCTATTTCGCGGCGCTTCTCGGCTTGGCGGAAAGCAAGCTCCGCTCGAAGCGCGTCGGCCTTACTTGCCTTCGGTCGCACGAATTTCGCGCTCCAACTCCTCGTCGGTCATGCGCTCGTATGGCCTTGAGGCGCTTTCGCCAGGAGGCGGCGCAACGTCGAGCCCTCGGATCTTCCGGTATCGGTCGACAGCCTTGCTCCATGCGTCCGTGGTCTTGTTCAGGTCGCCTGGGTCGAGCTGCCCTTCCAGGAGATCGCGGCACCGATCAAGGATCGCTTCCCCGATGTCCCCGGCCAGCTTCATCACCCGGACGTCGCGCTCGATTTCCTCGTCCTCCCCAGTGGGGGGGGAATTGGGGGGTTTCGCCCCCCCCACCGTTGCGCCTGCCAGCTTTGCGGCAACTGTTTCCGCTTTCCGCTGGTTGGAGTTGCGACTTCCCCACGCCTCTTTTCCGGCTCGCTCAGTGATCGACTTGTGGTCGACCCCGTATTCGCGGGCCATCTCCCGGATGGGCTTGTCCGTTCCGATCCATGCCGCCCGGATGTCGGCCCATTGCTCCGGTCTGAGTCGTGCCATACCGGGGAATCTACGCTATTTCACCCGATTTCGGCAGGTTTTCGAGGGTTTTCGGGGCGTTTTCGTGCCACCCACTCATTCCAATCAGATCCATAAACCGTCCGAGGATGCGCCTTTTTGCTGCCTCCTCTTCGTGGATCCTGACGTACTCGCCAACAGAAAAGGAGAGGCGGCTCAACTCACGCCCCCTTCACCTTGCACCGTGTCGCGCTGTCGTCGAACCACTCCACCGGATTCCGGAGCAGGAAGCCCACGTCGCACCACGCCCGTACGCCGTCCACCATCCGGAACGACGCGAGGAACTTGGTACCGTTCGCGCTCTTCACCATGACCCACTCGTCGTGTGGAGCGGTGTCGATGGGCTTCCATGTGGGCGCGGTCACTTGCGGCACCCATAGACGTACTCGACGGCCTGCAGCCCGCCGCGAATGTCGTCGCCTGTTGGGTCACGCGTGCACACGCCGTATTTCTTGGGAGTCCATCGAGCCGCGACCACCTGGGCATGCGTGCCGTCTTCGCAGAAATCGAACTGACCAGCGGAGTCCATCGTCGACGGCCACACGCGAAACTTGACGCATTGCAGGCCGTCCATTGCGCCGGGAGGGTCGACATAGGTTGGTGGCACGATGGCTGTTGGAGATTCGCAGCCAGCAAGGAGCGCGGCGGCGGTGAGGATTGCGAGGCGTTTCATGGTTTGTCTTTCCTGGGCTTCGGCATGATGCCGCGTTCGAGCAGTATTCTGTTGATCTTGTCTTGGACGGCCTTCGGGTGTCCCGTCATTCCGTGTCTGGTTGCTGCCTTCTGCTTTTCCTGGTGGCAGGTGGTTGGCGTCCAGTCTTGGCGGCGGATGTAGGCGGCGCTCATGCCGCCCGCCGTTGCGACGGGTGCAGCCCCTTGCGGAGCAGGATTTCTTCGGCCCTGGTCTGTCGGGTGCCTGCACTGCGGATACCTGCTTTGTGCTTCCACTCGGCACGCTGCACCGGGTCGGCGTAGACATCCAGCGGAATGCCTGCGGAAACCATGCGCTGGTAGGATTTCCAACGGCGCCACAGCTTCGTCGAGCACCAGGCGGGGCGCTTGCGGTTGTTGGCCGCGCTGATCGCCGCGGCTTCCTTGGATCGGGCGCGGATGGCTTCCAGTCCCTTCGCTTGGCCGATCGGTGCGAGCCACTTCCAAAGGCCATAGCATGCAGGCGGAAGCCCGCGCTTGCGGCGGGTGCCCAGCCAGACGGCGAAGGCCTTGCGCTCACTGCGTCCGACGAACAGGGCGGGATGGATGGGGAGAGGTGGGCGAGGCATCAGGCGTTCATCCTTTCTCGGAGGGTGTTCCATGCGAGTGCGGCCACAGCTGGAACTTGTCCATTTCCAATGGCTCGCAGGCGGTCCACCCGATGGGCCACCCCATGAGCCA